ACTGACTCGGCCGACTCCACAAGACTCCAGAAGGACGAAACAACAGCGTCAGATGCGGCCAGCATGTTGTCCAGAGATTCCTTCTCTGCGGCCAGCATCTCTTCCTCTGCAGCAGCTTCTTGAGCGGCTCCCGCAGCGAGGATAGTGAAAAGCGTATCTGCTCCAGCGATTATCGCGGCCATGCCGGCAACGGGGCCAGCACCGACCGCCGTAGCAGCACTGATGGCGCTGATAAATCCGCCACCAGATGTCACGATGTTCCCAAGTCCTGCAGCACCCTCGCCACCAAATTTAGAGATAAGTCCGCCAATACCAGATGCCAATCCAGCTATTACATCAATCAGGCGGTCTGATGCCTTCTCGGCGGTAATTCCAAGCTCTTCAAGGGATTCGATGAGGTTGATGATCTCAGAGTTTGCTTCTTTCTCTACATCCGAAAGGGTCTCAACCCAGGCAGTCAGTGTCGCGTAACGACTGATCAGGTCGTCGAGGGCTTGTGCCTGTAAGATTGAACCATCTTTTGCTCCCTTGAAGATGTCAATGAGTAGATTGGTTTCCTGTGCGAATGTGTCTTCTACGCCAACGAGTTCCTGTATCCTGTCCTTGAGTGCTTGCAGCATCGATACGCCGTCCCATCCCTGGGAGATGTATAGGGCGAGTGCTTCCTCCGCATCTTCGAGGTAATCCTCAAGTTCGGCATATCCTTCCAAAGAGGCTTCGACATTAGTTGGATCTAGCTTGCCTGCCGCCTCATTCACCTTTCTGAACATCTCTGAGGCCCAATCCCACGCAGACGGCACAGTCAGCTGTTCTACTTCAGCAGAAGCCTCTTCGGCCTCACTTCCCATCACGCGCACTTGCGCTAAGACATAGCCGAGTGCCTCTGCAACAATCCTTGCGACCTCGTCCGATTCATCTTTTAGGGCTTCTTGCAGTATCGGCAATTCCGCTGATGCTCGCGCCATGGCCGCAAATGGATCGCCTATCTCTGTCCCAGGAGTACCAATCCCGGCTGGCAATATCGTCTCGACTGTGGGCATGTCCTCATACGCACGCGCCACAGCCATAATCATTGCTTCGCTGACGGCACCGATGATGACATCTGCGCGATCCTGATACATCTGCTCAAGATCTAACTCGTCTCCACCGATAATTAAGCTCTCAATTTGGATTGGCAATTGAGGGACAGTAATCGGGATATATGGTGTCTGTGATTCGAATGGTTCTTCCCTAAGCTCTCCCACAGCCTTCTTGTATTTCTGAAGTTCACTCAAGTTGTCTTTCGTGGCTTCGTGCATGAGATTGAGCTTGTCGACGAGGACTGTGATACCCACAGCCAAGAGAGACAGGCCGGCAATGATGGGATGACCATATAAGGCGATCATTGCTTTGTATACCAGCCAGAGAGCTCCAGCCAATAAACCAGCAGCCGTCGCAGCACCCCCCATGTATCCCGCCGCATCTGCCATCATTTCTCCGAAAGGCCCGAGCATCTCTATGACATTGTCCAATCCGCCGCTGATCTCTGCCCACACTTCCAAGAATGATTCGACAGCAGGAATGAGCATCTCTCCGACACTGATTCCCAGATCGTTCAGTTGAGACTTCAATTTCTCAATTCGGTAATCCCATGACTGTGCGACTTTCTGGAACGCGATGTCCATCGTGCCTGTCGCCATCGCCGTGCGCTCCATATCCAGCGCGAACCCTTCCGATGCGGTTGTCAGCAACGGCAAGACAGCAGTAATGGCACGGACGTTCGTAAACAGATTCTCAAGTGGAGTACCAGTCTCGTCAGCTTTCTCCTTGATCAGCTTCAAACCGCCAACGAATCCGTTCGCCTGCATCAAGGCTCTGCCAGTTTCATATCCAGTCAACTTAATTATCTTGGCTAATGCTCCAGTAGGTCTAAACATAGACATGATTGTTTGGCGTAGACTCGTGACTGCCCAGTCCGTCATGATTCCCTGTCTTGTCAGGGTAGCGATCGCTGCAGTCATTTCTTCGAGCTTTGCGCCAGCAGGAGCGGCGACCCCGGCCAAACGCCCGAATTGCCCCGCCAACTCTTCGTAGGTTGTCTTGCCATATCGTACAGCAGTGAAGAGAAGGTCATTAACTCTAGTAGCTTCTGATGCAGCCATGCCGTATGCATTCAAAACTGTGGTAGTCATGTCTACAGCCGCCATCACATCACTGACGCCGGCCGCAGCAGCTTTCATTCCTGCTTCGAAGATTTCGGTCGCCTCGTCCGCATAGAATGTCGCGCTGTAGATCTGATACATGGCTTTCGTGCCAGCCGCGGCAAATACGTTGTAGTCGTAGGTAAGATCGCGGATCTCGTCACCGAGATCTTCAATCCCTTCGGCGCTGAGATCGGTCAGCGTCCACAGCTGGAAGAGTTCTTTGTTGAATTCGCGCTGAGATTCAACCGCACCGCCCGCAATGCCGATAGTTTTCGAGACGGCCATAAACGCGGCCATGAGCGGTAGCATGGACTTCGCCATCGCCATAAGGGATGCCATAGAAAGGGTTGTTGCCTGGACACCTGCGGCTCCTGCAGCCATCCCTGTGCCAAGGACAACGCCACCCGCAGCCATTGATCGTGCTGCGACATCTCCATGATGCAATGCCAGGGAGAGTTTGTTCGTCGAGAGAACCGCCAATTCTTGGGCTGTCAGAAGCCCCATAACCGACGTAGCGACAGCATTGTAGCTGCCGATAATGCCTGTGTTGGCAGATGCAATGGCCGCAGAGACCAATTGGGCCTCTGCGATCATTCTTGAGCCCTGAGATGCGAATGTCGTCCCAACCGTCGTCATCTGGGACGCAAACTGTTCCACCGGAACGTGAATCTCTACAAACGCTCGACCAAGGGCTCCTGCCTCTCCTGCCATGCCATCCCCTTATCCCACAGGACCGATTATTCCGTGTGATTCACATTCCGCTCGTGTGTCTTCAAACTGTTCATGACTCGGGACCAGAAGGCTCGGCGTCTTGTCCTGAAGCTCTTGCACAGCGGCTCGTCTTTCGCCCTCATCCTTCCCTCCAACTTCCGGTGGGAAGAAGTTCCACAGCCACCTACCAATTGCCTGTGCCTGCCTCAGAAAGTACGCAAACTGGATATCATCCCATGCTAAGACCTGCTTTTCAGACTTGTGGAACACGGTCATTAGCACGGGAATCGCCAGTTCGTAATCTATTCGGAGTCCTGCTCCCTCTCTGAGTTTCCCTCATCACCGATTGTCTCCCTGGCGATGTCTTCAACACCCATTCCTGCAGCCACTTGGGCCGGCGTTTTCTTCGGCTTCTCAGCCAGTCCGACCACATACGAGAAGACGTTCTCGAAGGTACGGCCAGTCTCCGGCTTGAACAGTTTGTCGACGAACTCCACATCAATCTGACAAGAGATCGGTACGGTTTCGCCTTCGACCTCTTTCGTGTAAGTGATGTCAGGGCCATACTGCTCCACCATCGACATTGCGATGGCAAAGGCCATGTGAGATCGATTGAAGCCTGCGAAGATGCGATCAGCGTAAGGTTCGAATCTATCCATTACGTCATTCTGGAGTTCCCTCGCCATCGCCTCCGCTTCTTCATCGGTTTCAGCGATCGGCCCAAGGCCAGCTTTCTTGCGCATCTTTGCTATGTCTCGCTGTGTCCCGGCCATGATGTTGGCCAGCGTCAACGATGCTTTGTTGCGAGTGCCGCCAAGAGACCAAGTTGAGGGTTTCCCCGTCCTCTTCGTCTCATCCGTCTGCACTAACACCTCGAACTTGCCTTGATCGCCAACAGAAAGTCGGGGGAACGTTAGCATCTGTCCCCCGACCTCGAATTCCTTTACGTGGCTTTCACTCTCAGCCTGTTCAATTGCCTGTACTAGATTCTGCGCGTTCAGTTCATTGGTCATGGTTCCCTCCAGTGCTATTTCTTCTTCGACTTCTCGTATGCCGCCGCCGACTTCTTGATGACTGCCCCGCGAGAGTCATCCTGTGCCTTCCGGATGCTCTTCTGGACTGCGTCAAGATCGTCTTTCTTCACTACTTTCTTCTTGGCCTTAGCCATGGTTCCTCCTTAATCTGCTGCTCTGTCGACGAACCCGACAAGGCCGTCAACCTTTAGTGTGAATGGATTCTGGCATTTCCCCACAAGAGGAGCAACGATGCCCGACTTCGGGACGTATGCCCAGAATTCCCACCGCTGAGATGCCGCTGCTGGGAGCCAGCATTCGTCATCACCGTGTCTAACGTTCGTGAACAGGATCGCAAAGATCTTCTCCTCTTCCAGCATTACGTATGACATCTCTTCCGCTCCGAGTATCGTCCAGTAGGTCGCGTTCGGAGGTTCGTTGTTCGTGCTCGCCAGAATGCAGGTGTAGCTACGTTGATCATTCTGAACGACGTCACCAACCGCGTAGGTCTTTGTGGAATTCCACCACAGCTTCACGCCCCAGAAGTTCGAAACCGTCATTTCGCCAGCGTTAATGATGCTGGTTCCAAACGATCGGAACCCTGCGTTGTCTTGAAGGCTCTTGAACGTACTGATATCCTCCACTTCAGCCTCCAGGCCGATTGAGAGGGTGTCGTGAGCACCTATCACCTGCAAGAGGCTAGTAGCCCGCACGTCATCGATGTACATCGTCTGAGCCGATGTGGGGGCGATTACAAAGGTGTACGACTTCGTCAGGACTGGCATCGTTAAGTACAACGACCAGTAGCCCCAGTTTCCGTCGCCGTAACCCGTCTGATGCGCCACTATTGTCAGCACATCAGGTGTCCCAATCGTCGCGCCGGCTGCATTCTTGAACGTCACGGTTAGAGTCGCTTCCTTGGTCGTTGTGAGCTTCGCCCACAGAGACAAAGAAATCTTCTTCTCTTCTGCAAGAGCATTCTCATACGTGATCGTCTGCCCCATGTACGTGTCGACCGCTGCTGTTGCAGTGATTGCGCATCCACCTGACAGATCGTTGTATCCTGTATTTGCGCCCCAATCAATTGATCCTGCCCCTTCGGTAAGATCCCACCAGTCAAGAGACAAGACGTTACTGAATTGGCCGCTTACGCCTTCTGTGCCGCCAAGCTGATGTACTTCTTCGGCTGATGCGCCCTCCAGCAATACCTTCTCGGACAGGAACAGGCCCATCAGATATCCATGTACCAGTGCCATCGTGTCTCACCTACCTCTACAGGTCGTAGCCCATAACTGTCGTCGGGAGTCCGGTTATGCGGAACGTCACATTGACGATCTGCATCTCGTTCTCCATTCGTCCAGTCGGGCTGATCTTGGTTACAAGACAATTGCCGAGGAACCAAGGTTCAGAACTACTGGCCGATCCTTCGAACCTACATTCCGTTTCCGTCTCGCAGAAGAACGCCGTTACCATTTCGGCAATCTCCGCTCGTGTGTAATCCCAGTAGATCGGGATTACGATGTCTTGCGGATCCACCAACCCTAATCTGAATGATCGAAACGGCAGGGTCGCGCTACCGTGTGTCGTGACATCGATTGTCGCTCGCGAGACGTCCATCGTAAGATCTGCACTCGTCTGGACTACATGATCAGTATCCCAAACGAATATCGCGTTATATCCTTGGTTTAGAGCCATTGCTCCCTCCCTTTATCCTAGCAAAACAGGACTTCGTACCGTGCGAAGACTCCGTACATCAACTGCTCTGAGATCATGTCAGTGATGCTTTGCGGAGCCAACACCTGCATTAACCTAACCGTCCTCCAGGATTCAGAGACAACAATGTCTCGACCGTCAATTGCTTGAATTGCTGCGTCCATTATTTGTGTCGCCGTGTACTTTCCTGGCGCCCATCCAGTTATCTGGAACTTTGACCAATTCCCTACAGCATCCCCATCCTCTCCATGCACATACGCCGGAGGGCGTCCCCCGAAAGGAATGTCCAGAACAACGAATCCCGGCGATGCGTCTTGTGGTCGTGTCGTGTAGATTCTCTCGTTTCCTTCGTCATCAACCCCCACAAGTGCCAATAGGTTGGCGTTCCGCTCTACTTCCGGATCCACCATCGCCGCCGTCAGTGCCACTGTAAACGGACCTAAGAATGCTGCGTTCATAGCGACTCCATCCCTGTCAGAATTGCTCCCCAGTCAAGCCATACTTCATCCATCGTGATCGTCAGCCACGGCCGCGGGGCCATCTTGCTCGTTCCCGTTTCCAGATACCCAGGATAGATGTTCAATCTCCCCGGCAGGTCGTCATCGATAATTCCCGCTTGCATCACAATCTCGTTCCCGCGATCGAATACCCGGTAGTCGATGTGATCCCTCATCGTCTGTCCACCCTCGTTGTAATGAGGGAAGTCCCAAGGCATGGAATGTGGAGGGTATGAGAAGACGAAGTTTGCCTGTGCCACCTCCACAAAGAGTTCACCGCAAGACTCGAGCCGTTCACTGACATTCGCCAACACCACATTGGTAAATGGCGTAGGGTCAAACTGAACGACGCTACCGCCTACGTTGTATCTTCCTCCGCCGAAATATCCTTTGCTTGGGAGTGCCATCTATCCTCCGGTTCCCAATCCTACGTCTTGAATGAAATACTTCACTCGATAAAACGCTTTGCCGATAGGCTCACCTTTGGGCCACGAAAAGCCGTAGAAGAAAGCCCTCACATTCCCCACCTCCACCCAGAATGGCTTGAACATGTCATCTCCTTTACGTCGTTACCTTCGTCACGTTCGCTACCCGCACAATCGGGCATTGATACGACCGCTCCATCTCTGAAACGTTTTCAACTCCAAGGATCAAGTAGTCGTGTCCTGTGTCCGATTGCTTCGCCAAGTCTCTCTCCTGTACTTCTACTCCGAACGGGATAGCCAGCAAGAACTCTTCCACCAACGGATTGGCATATCCTGTCCACTTAACCTGGACTCGATCCTGCGCTGCCCGTTGCACCTTCCGGCACCATATATCCTCGAAAACAGGACTCCCTACGTCATACGCCGCCACTTGTTCCCTGGCCGCATTCAGGGTGGTCGTCACCCGGAAGAAGTCGAATTGCACATTCCCTCCGACCATTACCTCACCGCCGTCATTACTCGGCCGTTCCTCGCCAACTTCGCGTACTGATCGGCAAAGAACTTCTCTTTGTCAGCGAAGACCGATCTGATCTCTCCATCAGCGAACTGATCAACGTTCTGGTACACCCTGTACTGCTGGTCAACACGCAGCAACGTTCGCGTACACATCTCGGCACACACTTCTTTCACGTCTGCCGGCAGTGGCGTTCCGTCGTCGTCATATCCACCAACGTAGATCACTGTGTACAACTGTGGCGTTCTGTCCTTCAACTGGATCCTCACGACGTCAGTGGGCCTTGGGAGCTTCACATAGCGTGGGTAAACCCAATACTCCTTGTCATCGGGGTCCAAGGCCGTCTCCGTCTCATTGTCCGTTACAGACGTCACTGAGATGATTGGAGGGCACGACACCATCAAGATGTGGCGCCCCCCATCAAAAGTTTGAGTCTTCGTCTGTTGGTCGAAGCCAAAAGGCCGGCGACAGTAGGCGGCAATATCTGCGATAACTTCCGTCAACATCTCGGATACGTTGAAGCCGTAGGATGTCTTGAAGACACCTGCAGTATCAGTCAACGTGATCCGAGTCATAATCCCAATTTCACTCGCAGTAGGCCATCCCATGCCATCCTCCTAATACTCAGACAGTGCCAAGCCCTTGTAGATCGCCCAGTACGTGCCAGTCAATAAGCCAACTCCAGGTTCTGATGCAGGGGCCGTGTCTGGATCTGCCGCGTATGCTATGACCTCGGCTTCAGCCAGTACCCGCGTAAACGCTGCGGTGCAGATGAAGTAGAAACCATCATTCTGGACACAGTCGTCGACCACGTAAATCTCACCAAGCCGCCAATTCTTGAGCGGTGGCTGGGCAATACCACGGAAACCAATGAAGTTCACACCGAATACGGTCGCGTCCTTCCCATCGCTAACTGTCCACTGTACGCGGACGTAGCCACCTTCGTTCAACTCGTCAATGGAGAAGGCAATCGTGTTGTCTTCGCCAAGGGCCGCTGCCTTCGTGATCTCGATATCGGCAGACGAGTAACCAATCGGCACTACATCTGTCCAAGTTGAGGCATCTGGAGACGTCTGGAAAGTTAAGTAGATGATGCACTCAGCGGTATCCATATTCCCAACCGTTACCACGGCCGCACCACCACGACATCCCCACGTCAGATGCGAATCACCATCTGCTTCTTCAGTAGAACCAGTATGAACCACGTTCTCCAGCAAGGGAGTAAGGTAGAACACATTGTTGAAATTGCGTGTAAAGTCCACACCCATTTTGTCTCACCTATCCTTTCCCCTACGAAGCCTTGATGCCCGTGAGGAACTGTAGTTGCTTCTCTTGCTGGACGCCGAAGTCGATTTCTCGGGAGGCCAGAATGCCAACCTGGAACTGTCGTGCAAAGAGCTCCTTGAG